AAGCATCATTAAGGGAAATAGAGCAGACGGTAAGCGATTGCGAGAACGGTTTCTTACTGGTCTACCAACACTTAGAACTCTTAAGGAACGAGTTGACAGAGCTGCAGAGAAGGGCTATCTCAAGGGGCTAGACGGACGTAAGATTCTTTTAAGGCACAAACATGCAGCCCTTAATACTTTATTACAGGGCGGTGGTGCGATAGCAATGAAGAAAGCTTTAGTTATTCTAGAAGATAACATAAGGCTTAACAACTTAGATGCAAAGTTTGTAGCTAACATACATGATGAATGGCAGATACAGGTGATAGAAACACAAGCAGACTTTGTAGGTAGGCTTGGAGTAGAGGCATTAGAAAAAGCAGGAGACCACTATAAAATGAGGTGTCCTTTAACAGGTGAATATAAAATAGGAGACAGTTGGTATGAAACCCATTAAAGATAGTAGTCGTAAGGGAGATTTCGCAGAGTATTATGCCGTGACATGGTTGTGGGATAATGGATATGAGGTATTTCAAAACGCAGGTTGTTCAGGACCAGTTGATTTGATTGCTGTTAAAGATAATAAAACAACTTTAATAGATGTAAAAACTTTATATGCAAGAAGCAACAGAGAGTCAGACTGGGAGGCAGGTGTAAACTTATCACCTTCAAGTTTAAGAACACCAAAACAAATAAAAATGGGGGTTCAATTGTTAGGATTCAACCCTCGTACAAGAGAATTAAAATTTGTGGAGCACCCTAAATGAAACCGATAAAAGAAGACAGAAAAAAGTTTGACATTGACTTAGCTTATGGTACAATAAGAGAAGAAAAAATAGCAGACATGATGACCAATAAAAAGATAGAAGTTAAATCTGAAAAAGATTTATGGCAGAAGACAGGAAACATATGTATAGAGTATGAGTCCTATGGTAAACCTTCAGGTATCAGGGCAACTGAATCTGACTACTGGTTTCATAACCTATGTGTCGGTGACAATGAATTCTGTACTCTTGTTTTTAAAACAGATGTTCTCAAAACAATCGTGGATAAACTAGATACATTTAAAACTGTGTCGGGTGGAGACAGTAACGCAAGTAAAATGTTTTTGGTAAACTTACAGAAGCTATTTTCAACAGACATAATTAAAGCATTTAAGGAGACAGAAGATGAAAGAAAAGAAATTAAGTGATGTAGTCCCTGATATCTATGCAGTATTAGATTCCTTAACGGAAGGAAACGAATTAGATATTTCAGAAGAAACATACGAGCAGTTTGGTAAAGAGATGTCTGATGCTCTTAGACACTGGGCTACTCCACAAGACAGAAGCTCTAAGGAAACTCTTAGGATGTCTAACATAGGTAAGCCTGAAAGAAGACTGTGGTTTGATGCACATACTAAGTCGGACTCAACAGAAAAGCTAACACCTAACACACAGATTAAATTCTTGTATGGACATTTACTTGAGGTGTTGGTTTTGTTCTTTGTTAAATTATCTGGACACAACATAACCTCTATGCAAAAAGAAATTACAGTCAATGGTATCAAAGGACACATGGATTGTAAGATTGATGGGCAGGTTGTTGACGTTAAGACAGCCTCGGGTTATGCCTTTAAGAAATTTAGAGACGGAACTCTAGGTGAAGATGACCCATTCGGATACCTTGCTCAGTTAGCTGGGTATGAAGAAGCAGAAGGAACAAACGAAGGAGGCTTCTTGGTTATGAATAAAGAAACAGGAGAGCTTTGTACTTACATACCTGATGACATGGAGAAACCTAACATAGTATCTAGGATAGATAACGTAAAAGAACTGATAGTAAAAGATACTCCTCCTGATTTTTGTTATGATGATGTAGCTGAAGGGGTGTCAGGTAACATGAAACTATCTAAAGGATGTGGGTGGTGTCCCCATAAAATAGAATGCCATAAAGACGCTAACGATGGGCAGGGGTTAAAAGCCTATAGCTATGCTAAAGGTCCTGTATACTTTACAAAGATTATCAAACAACCTAAGGTTGAGGAAATAAAAATATGAGTGGAAAGAAATCAAAGCAAATAAGAAAGATGTCTGTAGAGTTTGTAGTAACATGGCTAAAGTCTATGCTTGTTGAAGAAGAACAAAAGAAAGTTAATGTTAAAAACTATGAACAGTACCTTCCTGAAGAGAAACATTTCTATGCTAATAATAAACTTATGGTATCGTCTTATACCCCTAGATGGTTTGCTAGTCTGATTAAGAAAGTAGCTAAGAAAAAAGAACTTAAAGATATTACTTACTCGGACGTTAGCTAATGGTTGGATTCAGAAAGCCTCGTAAGGTACGTCCTAAAGAAAAGGATGTGCCTAAAGGGTACGACTCTAAGTGGGAGCACACGTTACACACAACGATATTACAAAAGTGGGAACATCATACAAACAAAGTTCCTTACATAGTTGAGCATAAATATGAGCCTGATTTTGTTAAAAAAATAAACGGTAAAGAATATTTGCTTGAAGCAAAGGGAAGATTTTGGGACTACCAAGAATACAATAAATATATTTGGGTAAGGAAAGCTTTAAAGCCTAACCAAGAGTTAGTGTTTTTATTCTTGAGTCCTTTCGCACCTATGCCACAGGCAAAAAGAAGAAAGAACGGAACTAAAAGAAGTCATGCTGAGTGGGCAGAGACAAATAATTTTACATGGTATAGTGAAAATACTTTACCTGACAACTGGAGAGAAGATGAACTATAAATTTAATGAAGGTCAAACATTAAAACAAATAAAAAAATATGTTGATAGCACTTATGACCAACACTATGCTTACGGTGATTACCAAGCAACCGATATTATATTTGATAACGGACACGGAGAGGGCTTTTGCATGGGTAATATTATAAAGTATGCTATGAGGTACGGTAAAAAAGAAGGATACAATGAAAAAGACTTGCTAAAGATTATACACTATGCTATAATGGCTTTACATTTACAGGACATAGAAAATGATTGAAGATAAAATAGGAACTAAGCCTTACTTAGGAATTGAAATAGACTACGATAAAGAAAAAACATTTGACAAGTTTAGTTTAGACACATTAAAAGATAGATATTTTTGGGAGAATGAAACACATGCACAAGAAGCATTCGCAAGAGCCTCAGTTTACGGAGCAACCTTCAAGGGTGACACGGATTTTGAATTGGCTCAGAGACTTTATAACTACAGTTCCTCTCGTTGGTTCATGTTTAGCACTCCTATACTTAGTAACGGGGGTACAACTCGTGGGCTTCCTATCAGCTGTTTCCTCAATTATGTTCCTGACAGCAGGGGTGGTTTATCTGCTCACTATGATGAGAACATATGGTTGGCTAGTTCAGGTGGAGGCATCGGTGGATATTGGGGCGATATTAGGAGCAATGGTGTTTCAACTACTCATGGGAGTCGTTCTACTGGAAGCATTCCTTTCATGCACGTAGTTGATTCTCAGATGTTAGCCTTTAACCAAGGCACAACAAGACGAGGAAGCTATGCAGCTTACATGGATATAAGCCATCCGGAGATTGAAGAGTTTATAAACATGAGAAAAGAATCAGGTGGTGATATCAACAGAAAGAATCTTAACCTACATAACGGTATTAACATTACCAATGCTTTCTTACAAGCTGTAGAGAAGGACGAAGACTGGAGATTGATTGACCCTAAATCTAAAGAGGCTGTCAAGATAGTAAACGCTAGAGATATATGGTGGCAAATCATTCATGCTAGGGCAGAGACAGGAGAGCCTTACATGATTAACATAGATACTTGTAATGAGTCGTTACCTAAAACACAAAAAGATTTAGGTCTTAAGATTAGACAAAGTAATTTATGTTCAGAGATTACTCTACCTACTGACGAAGAAAGAACAGCTGTCTGTTGTTTGTCATCAGTAAACTTAGAACACTTCGATGACTGGTCAAAGGATGACAACTTCATAGAAGATTTAATAACCATGCTTGACAATGTGTTACAACATTACATTGACAACGCAATAGACACAACACAATTAGGAGACTACAGTGCAAATTTTAAAAGATTTCAAAAATATGTTAGAGAAGGTAAGGAAGGATATACTAAGTCTGCCTATTCGGCATATAGAGAGAGAAGCCTCGGGCTTGGTGCTATGGGTTTCCATGCGTATCTCCAAGCTAATGACATACCTTTCGAGGGTATATATGCAACTGGTTTTAACCATAGAGCATTCACCCTTATTAAAGCTAGAGCCAAAGCAGCTACTAAAGAACTTGCGTCACAAAGGGGGGAAGCTCCTGATGTACATGGGACGGGTAACAGGAATGCTAACCTCATGGCTATTGCTCCTAACGCTAGTAGTGGGATTATATGCAGTGGCACTTCCCCTAGTATTGAGCCTTATAGGGCTAACTGCTATACTCATAAGACTCTTTCAGGTTCTTACCAAGTTAAGAATAAGTACCTTGAGAAAATTCTTAAAGCTAAAGGACTAAAGGGAAAAGAACTAGAAAATATATGGAAAGATATCTCGGCTAACGAAGGCTCTGTACAACAGTTAGATATATTAACTGATGATGAGAAAGAAATATTCAAGACAGCTAATGAGATAAATCAAATATGGATTGTAGAACACGCTTACAAAAGACAAGAGTTTATTTGTCAAGCACAGTCAGTAAATTTATTCTTTACTTTACCGAAGTCAACAGAACCTCAAGAGATACACGATGCTTATATGCAGTATGTGAGTGATGTTCATTGGTATGGTATGAATAAATTAAAATCGTTGTATTACTTTAGAACTAATGCAGCACGTAATGTAGAGAATGTAAACACTAAAGTTCCACGTATAAGATTAGATGACGTGGAATGTATCGCCTGTGAAGGGTAAGGAAGAACTATGAGCTTATTAAAAACTAGAGATTATTATAAACCGTTTGAGTATCCGTGGATGTACGAGTACTATAAACTACAAAATCAAATGCATTGGATGCCTGAATCAGTTCCTTTGCACACCGATGTAAAAGATTGGCAGGATATAACACCAGCAGAAAAGCATTTACTTACACAGATATTTAGATTGTTTACTCAATCAGATGTTGACGTAGCTTCGGGCTACATAGATAAGTACATGCCTATCTTTAAAAAACCTGAAGCAAGAATGATGATGAGTTCTTTTGCTAACATGGAATCAATACATCAAGATGCGTATAGCTTACTACTTGATACCGTTGGTATGCCTGAAATAGAATACAAAGCTTTCTCAGAGTATGAAGAGATGGCTAACAAGCACGATTACGTTGGGGAGTTTAAGCCTTTAAAATCTGATAAAAGAACTATAGCTAAAACATTAGCAGTTTATTCAGCCTTCACAGAAGGTTTGCAATTATTCTCTAGTTTTGCAATCCTTTTAAACTTCCCAAGGTTCGGTAAGATGAAAGGTATGGGACAGATTGTTACTTACTCTATAAGAGATGAGTCAATGCACGTTGAAGCTATGACTAAATTGTTTAGAGAATTTATACAAGAGAACATAGAGATATGGACAGATGATTTTAAAGCAGAGCTTTATCAAATCTGTAGAGAGATGGTTGAGCTTGAAGATAAGTTCTTAGACTTAGTGTTTGAGATGGGAGACCTTCCGGGATTAACTAAGAAAGATATGTATGCTTACAATAGGTACATAGCCGATAGAAGATTACTTCAGCTAGGATTAAAAACTAACTATGACCAAAAAGAAAACCCTCTAGGTTGGATTGATGAAGTCATGGGTGTTGAGCATCAGAACTTCTTTGAAGGACGAGCAACTACTTACATGAAAGCAGGGCTTAGAGGTAGTCAAAACAATGTAACATTTACGGGAATAGAATAATGAGCAGGACAAAAAGAGAAGAAGCTCAAGTGTTAAGCTACAGGCTTCTTTACGACAGGTCAGGTAAACTAGTAACTGAAAGAATAGCAACAGATATCTCTAGTTTAAAGAAGTATTTATCTAAAGAAGAATACAATACTTTAAATACTGTAGTCAGAGAAGCTACACTTAAATTAGATGACGTACATAACTACATCGAAAACTATTTAAGTGCTAGAGTGATGACTCAGAAATAGTAAATATCTGTATGCTTTTTTCTTTGCCCTTAACATGTATAGGTTTTAAAAGTCTCAAGGATGTATCACTCTTTATTGCAGTGTTATGTCCTATGAGAATATCTTGTCCTACTTCTTTAGTAGCACTTTCTAGTCTAGCAGCTAGATTGACAGCATCTCCTATGGCAGTATAATCAAATCGTGATGAGCTTCCTAGGTTACCTACACACGCAGTGCCACTGTTTATTCCTATGCCTATTTCAATTCCTAAGTTTGCTTCTCCCATATCTTGGAGTATCTGTAACGCTGCTTGGATGGCTTTATTTTCATGGTCTTCGACATCTATAGGTGCGTTAAAGATAGCCATCATTGCGTCTCCTATATACTTATCAACCATACCATCATACTTTTGAACTGCATTAGCTTGTATAGTTAATGCTTTGTTCATAAGCTTAGTAACTTCTTCGGGTTCTAATTTTTCTGACAGACTTGTAAAGCCTCTTACATCTGTAAATAAAAATGTACAGTACCTTCTTTCCCCTCCTAGCTTAAGTAACTCAGGGTTATTCTGTAATCTTTTAACTTGCCTAGGGTCAAGGTAATGTTCAAACTGTTTTTTAATTTGTTGTCTTAGCTTGAACTGCGTTCTAAAGTTTAGATAGAACTGTTGGGTAGCAATAAGTGTCATACTTATCATGCTCCATGTAACATCTATAAGTATATTCTTTTGTATGATAGTATATCCTAGATAAGCCACGCATGTCATTAAAACACCAACTGATACAATGCCTCCGGTAATACCTAACCGTGCTATTAGAAGAGCTGTGAGTAAGCCTGAGAACACTAATAATAATAGCTCAACAAACAATCTATAGTCTGGTATTTGTGGTGTGTCCATCAACATACTTTCTGACAAAGCTGCTTGAATTTTATGAGGTTCTAATAGACCAGCAGGTGTA